TAGTCCTCACCTACAAACAAGGCACATCCGATTCTCAAATCCGGACTCGACCATCCTCCTTTTACAGAGGACAGCTCCATCATCGGTTCAATAAGAATCGTCACAAGCTTGTCAGCACGGTGGGAAATCCACGTCGTCGTTGGCTCTTTTGGGGCTGGGAGGGGTTCATCGGGTCTTACCGCACATCCTTGGACTGTGCAGACACCATCAATTAATCCTCGCGGGCAGTAACTCTTCGCAAATGCGTCGGAGAGACCGCCGGGTATAACGGATGTCGGAGGGACCCAAGATCGTATCGTCTCAAGCGGAAACGGAGTTACCGTTCCTGCAAGATTCCACATCTTGGTCCAGCTTTTGCTCGCCTTGCGCGATGCCTTTAGCCACTCAGGGGTATGATGCCCATGACCTTCTTCAGGGTTCTCATTTAAGAGTCCATGATCCAGGTCATAAGTACCATCCATGTCTGTATAGTAGTCAATCAACGACTTCCACAACCAAGGGTTATAAGAAATCGGTGCTAACTTTTTTCCATACAAACATTCATCTTCCTCAGGATCCTCACTACCAGGGTTCAATTGCTTAAACACCTTCAATGGAGACTCTGATTCTAGGAATTCTAACTCGACCGAGCGCTTTCGAAAAAGCGACTCTAGAGTAGGACAATCCACGACAACAGAATGTTTTGATGCATCGCGCAAGCCTTCTCGCACAAAGGCAGGTATCGACAAATCTTCCCTTCTAAAAGGAACGACCGGGCGATGCCTGGATATCGTTTCCGACATAATATGGGTCGCGAGCTGAAGAGCTCGCTTACAAGGTGGAATAGTCGCATCAGGAATAGCGACTCCTAGACCCCCTAAAGATTGTGGAAGAGACCAACAGATCCCTTCTGGTGCTCGGGCAATCAAGTCTTTTTGACACCGACGGAAAATCTCGGAGAGCTTTACTTGCTTCTCTGGGGAAAAACCTTTTATGAACGCGCTGTGAAGCGGTTCTAGGTCCATCCACGTCCTCGGTTCACCTCCCTTATTACTAAAGTCCACAGTGAGACCAAAGTTAAGGAAGTAAGTTTGATGAAACTTGCCGTCTTGTATATAAAATAGCTCAGAATTAATCTGCAGCCATGACGGAGCCCAATAGCACTTGCCTATGGAAGGTACCAGACCAGCATGCGCGGTCACTTTATACCAACCCTCCTTCATTTCTGGGGAGAAGAACATTACACAATCATCACCGTTTATCAAGATCGGGAGATCCCGCAAGCGGAATTCCCGGCATTCGGACCAATCACCATCGGGACACCAATTATCCTCGAACGCCAACTTACACAGAGCAGCATTGATCAGACAGAGGATAGGAAAGCTCAGGGGCGAACCCATAAGCTGACCATTCCCTTGCTCGATCATTACTGACGACTCTGCAGGGAGATGCTTCTTGACTTTTGTATAGTCGAGAGTATGCCCAGTCAAGCACTTTTTTGCGAGTGCAAGATAGTCGGGTGGGATGTTGGTGACCCTGCCTATTTCTAGAAGGCAATGGTCCGATAAACACTTTCTCAAGTTGTCCGTGGCCGCGGTGTAATCACCAGAAAGCCATGACCATTCCGGGTTCAACTTCACAACGTCTAAGTCTAACAACTTCTGAAGAATGTCAGACGAGACGCGAGTACCGATTAATTCAAAAGTCGGGAAGCGCCGGAGAGTACGGAAAAGGAACTTCTGGAGAGGCATCATTGTATGATAGCCTACCGAAGGACCGGTCGTCACAGGACGAACCTTGAGAGATTCTTTAATAAAAACGGGACGCGCGATTACTTCATAAGAGGGGTCTTTTAGAACCTCACCAACCGTCGTAACATATCGACGGGAGTAACCCACTACATCCTCGCGCGTTTCCACCTCACCGCAGTGAGGGTGGTAGGAGATCGATACCAGAGAGTTTCGTATAAACTCAGGATCGACAGACTCCACACCCCTCGCCATCATACGGCCCAGAACGTCTGCAGCTCCGCCTTTCGACGCAGCGCATTCGTAATGTCCCCGTATGGACGGGAGTGGGATCACTCGACCCCTATCTTCCGTGGGGAATTGCTCACCCCGAAACACCTCTTCTATCACGTTGCTGATTGATGCGAAGATTCGTGCATCTATCAACTCGGATTCCACCTGCTCAGGCAGACCATCCAGGTTATCCGTCGCAGCGGGGTAGTCATCCACCCACCGCATACCTTTCTTTTGATCGCCTAAGGCTTTATAATGTTTATACACAGAAGCAGCGACGACATCGTCACTAGGTAAGGGGGAACCTTTCTTTATCATTAATAAGGTTTGCGCCCTCCTACACCGTTCAGGCATACCCTTCCTCTTTGCTGAGTGTAAGGCTTGCTTTACGAATTTACCAATATTACCGCCGAAGGCCTCTTCAACTCGTTGAATTGTAGCGCCATCGGGAGCCGGCAATAGCTCCTGGTCCATTACTGTCGAAAACAAGTTAGCATAGCACCACTTCAAAAGTGGTTCAATGCCCAACTTGGACGCACGACATATTTCCTCCCATCGACCACTGAGGTCAAGTAGCCTACTTTCGTAGGAATGCTTGCCTTCCACAGTGTGTCGCATCTTGAACCCTTCGGTCATCACTTTTAAAAAGTGAGCCGCATGGTCCTTGATAAGTTTGGATTTGCGTTCAACGGCACTCAATCTGGTCTTCTTGCCAGGTGAGGGTTTGTTAACGTGGTCTTGACTAGACCCCGGGAGAACTTTTCTTCCAGCCATGGGTCGCACTCCT